CGTTCCGGTTAGCCCGTTAGCCAAAGCCCAACATCTGGATGACATCCAAGACGCTATGCAATGGGCGCAAATCAGTTCAAGCCTTGGCCCGATAGCGCAAAGCACGATCAAAGCAGATGCGGTTGCCGACTATGTTGCCGATAAGCTGGGCGTGCCGACAAGTCTGCGGACCAGTGACGAAGAACGGCAAGAAGTCGAACAACAGATAATGCAGATGATGCAGCAAGCTCCAGCGGGACAAGCTTCGCCAGACCAAGCCGCGCCGGAGCAAGCTGTTTGAACAATGGCTGATAAACGTAGAAAACTCCTAGAAGATGCTGAGTTCCGCCCATTGAATGCAGATGAATTTAGGGACAACGGAGATGGTACACACTCAACGGAAATCCTGATTGGTCTTAATATTGATGGAATGGAAACAGTAGTGCCCTCTCTATGGATGACTCCTAGTGGCCCTCAACAGTTTAGCGCAGAAAAAGCGCGAGAACATGCGATTGCCTATATGCGTCGGACAGGATTGCAATTTCCTCAATTTAAAAATGTCGAAGAGGCAGAAAGTTTTTCACAAGCACGCACCGAAATGGGTGGGACCGCATCAGGCCCATTAGCACAGTAAAGGAGAATGATATGCCAAGCGTTGGTGGGAAAAAGTACGGCTACGGCAAAAAAGGCATGGCGGCGGCAAAGAAAGCTAGCGCCAAATCCGGCAAGCCAATGAGAATGGCAAAGCCGCGCAAAGGCAAGAAGTAGTGGCTAGACCAGCAAAAGGGAAAGCGCGTGTCAAAGTAACGAGCAGCGGCAAGCGTGTTTCCTATGGTCAAGCTGGCAAGGCTAAAGGTGGCGGGCCGCGTGTTCGTCCTGGCACATCGAAGGGTAATGCCTACTGCGCCCGTAGTGCAGGGCAGATGAAAAAACATCCATCCGCAGCGAAAAACCCAAATAGTCCGTTGCGCCTATCGCGCAAAAGATGGAAGTGCAGCGGCAAGACATCGAGGAAATAGCTATGGCAAAAAAACCGGGCTTATATGCGAATATTCACGCAAAACGTAAACGAATCAAAGCCGGTTCTGGTGAGCGCATGAGGAAACCCGGCAGTAAAGGTGCGCCAACCGCGAAGGCGTTTAAACGTTCCGCCAAAACTGCAAAGAAAAAGTGATGGCAAAAATTATCGACATCAATACAGATGGGTGGGAAGGCGTTAACGCCCAAAGCCCGCTGCCAGAGGAAGAAGGCGAAGGGTTCCAGGCAGAGCTTGATCGGTCCATTGCCCGCATCATGGAAAGTGATGATGGACGAACGATGATTGATTGGTTGTGCGGAGCATTTCTGCATCAACCGACATGGGCACCGGGGTACTCCACAGACTTTGGATTTTTCCGCGAAGGCCAGAATACATTGATTCGTGAAATTTTATTGAGAAGTGAGAGAGCAAAGAATGGCTGAAGAAAACGTTGAAGCAACCGAAACTGCGGAAGCAGCACCAGAGCCAGAAGCGGGCTTGTTAGACAACGTTGAAACTCCTAATCCCGATGCCGTCGAGGCGGCAGAAGACGACGAAATTGACCACCGCGAACCGGGTGGTGATGGAGAAAAGCCGGAATGGTTGCCAGATAGATTTTGGGATTCAGATAGCGGCGAAGCCGATTACGAGGGTTTGGCGAAAAGCCAGAACGAACTCTACAAGATGATGCGGAACGGAAAGCATAAAGTGCCGGAAGGCGGCGAGTATGATCTACGTTTTGTTAATGAAAGAATTGCAGAGGACGATGAACTTCTCGGTAAGTTCAAAGAAGTCGCTGCCGACAGGGGATTGTCACAAGACGATTTTGAAAAGATTGTCGGGCTGGTCATGGAAACGATGCCGGAAGATGTGGGAGAACCGGAACAGAAGTTTGACCGCGAAGCGGAGTTTGCAAAGCTAGGCCCGAATGGCGAAAACATTGTCAACGGCGTGGTTAAGTGGGCAGAGGGACTTGTAAATAACGGAGCTTGGACCGCAGAGGATTTTGACGAGTTTAAATTTATGGGCGGCACCGCAGCCGGTATTAGAGCGCTAAACAGGTTACGCCAATACTACGGTGAGAAAACTATTCCGGTTGATGCAACGCCTGATACAGAGGCGATGCCGACAGAGGAAGAATTGCAAGCCATGGTTGCTGATCCGCAATATAACAAAGACCCATCGTTCCGGCGCAAGGTTGCAGACCAGTTCGTCAGGAAATACGGCTCAGACCCTAATAGCCCGCAGATTATGTAATTACCTCCCCAAACGTGAACCTCCTAGACTTCCCCCGCTACGGCGGGGGGTTTTTTGTCTATAAGCTAAATGATGTATTAAGAAACTTGACAGATCACACAATATGCGAATATACACGAAATGACCCTACCCTCTTTAGAGGTCGGTCTGTTCCGGGCGGAAGCCTAGGCACAGCCGGACCAGCCGGTCCCTACACTGATGCCGCTAGTATTTCATCAATGTAAGGAACCAGTAACATGGCAACTTCTCTATCGACCAACTTTACAAAGCTCTTTGAGGCTGAAGTAAAGCAAGCCTATCAAGGCGAGAGGAAGCTGGCTGGAACTACGCGCACGCGAACGGGTGTTGTAGGGTCCACTGTCCAATTTCCTAAGATGGCTAAAGCACAAGCGCAACTGCATGTGCCGCAGTCAGAAGTCACCGCGCTAAATGTCACTCACAGCAACGTAACCGCGACTCTCAGCGATTACGCCGCACCTGAGTACACCAGCATATTTGACCAGCAAAAGGTCAACTATGACGAGCGCCGTGAACTTGTTGAAACTCTCGGCAAGGCTATAGGACGCCGCGCTGACCAGATCATTCTCGACGCTTTGGCGAACTCAAGCTCATCGCTGACGGTTGCCAATTCAATCGGCGGATCGAACACCAATATCAACGTTGCGAAGGTGTTGGAAGCTGCCCGGTTGTTGAACGCCAAGAATGTTCCGGCAACGGATCGTTACATGGCAATTTCGGCAGACGGCCTTTCGGCCCTTCTGGCGGAAGAGAAAGCCGCATCGCAAGACTACGTTCTCCACAAAGCCATGACTGATGGAAAAATCGATAACTTTCTCGGTTTCTCCATGTTGATGATTGGCGATATGGACGAGGGCGGACTTGCCATCGATGGCTCCAGTGACCGCACATGCTTTGCTTGGCATAAAGATAGTGTCGGCTATGCAGAAGGGATTTCGATGAAAACCGAAATCAACTATGTGCCAGAGCGGGTCAGCTACCTCACCAACGTAATTCTCTCTGCTGGGGCTACTGCCGTGGATGCAGAGGGAATCGTGATTATCACTGCCCGCGAGTAAGGAGAAAGCGAATGGCTTATAGTGCTGATGGTCTTAACCTGATTGGTGGCGGCGGCAAAGCCGGTGCTGCCCCACAGGTTTGGACATACACGTCCACCGATGCAATCGCCACGGTCAACACGGCAGCGTATTTTAACAATGCGTCTGACTTGTTGAAGGTGCGCGACATCATGTTCATTGTCGATAGTAATACGCCAACCCTGCACATCGTTAGCGTTCTCTCTAACGCTAGTGGCGTGGTTGACATCAGTGACGGCACTGCCGTCGCAGAAACCGACAGCGACTAATCGAGCGGGGGGCTAACGCCCCCCTCTCCCCCTTTTTGCCGTTGGAGATTCGATGTGGCGACTAATGACACTGATGTAACAATTTGTTCGCACGCGCTCCAACTGCTTGGTGAAAACACGATCTCATCTTTTGCTGATGGGACGGTCCAAGCAAACGTTTGTTCAGAGCTTTATCCAGATACCCGTGACATGGTGTTGACCATGTACCCCTGGAGTTTTTCGCTTGTTAAGGTGGACCTCCAGCAATCTTCAACAGCGCCAATTAATGAGTGGACGTATAGTTACCCAATGCCTTCTGACTCATTGGCAAGCATTCCACGCGCTGTGTTCAGTTCAAGCGCTGTGGGAGCCGCGCCGATAACTGGCGGGTGGGAAGTTTACGAGCGCAACATTTTTACAGACCAATCCACCATTACCATTGATTACCAGAAACGGCCTCTCGAAGAAGAAATGCCGTCATATTTTGTGCAACTGCTAAAATATGTTGTTGCAATGCACATTGCTTATCCTGTGACAGACCAGCTAGACAAAGCCCAGCATTGGGAGCGTATTGCTTTCGGCAACCCAGCGGAAGGCGGGCGCGGTGGTTATTTTAGACAGGCTGCGGCAACGGATGGCATGGGCGCTGGAACCACCTTCATAGGTGACTACCCACTTGTAGACACACGCTTGACGTTGAGTTAGCCATGGGCCGGTTTGTGAAAGTTCAAACCAATTTTGCAGTCGGTGAGATCAACCCGGAGCTACGCGGGCGTATTGATCTGCAACAATATGAAAGTGCGTTGGAGCGTGCGCGTAACGTTATCTGCAAGCCGCAGGGCAGTGTCGAGCGTAGGCCTGGTCTAAAATACATTTACACGATACCTGATGCGGCATCGCCTGATAATGGTGTTCGCCTGGTACCGTTTACATTCAGCACCACACAGA